ATCCATCATCATCTCTAAGCCAAAATGCTTTTTGTCCACCTACGGCAACACTACCTGCAACTGTAAGTAATTGTGTTGGACTACTTGTTCCAATACCAAAATTTCCACTTGGCAAAATTGTTGCCAATGGATTTACTGTTGTAGTTCCAGTGCCTAATAATATTCTACCAGTAGTATTTGTACCTATACACATATCTCCACTTACACTTGTTTGAATAAAATTATTTGCAACTGATGCCATACCAACAAATCCAATAATACTAGGCGTGGCACTAAGATCACTATATAATCTTAAAGATGGAGATGTACCATATACCCATAATTGTTGATCTGCTGTGCCAGTAGTTCTAATACCACCATTAAAAGTTGCATTATTTGTTGTACTGTTAATACTTAAAGCATTTGCAGCTAAACCAATATTATATACATTAAAATCATTTGCACCAGCATTGTAAACATTACCAATTCTCCATTTACCTACACCACCATTTAAAAATCCAATATTTGAATTATTTGTACTAGTTGCATTTAATTGTATTAATTGTCCAATAGTTCCGTTATGTATATCTAAAGGAGCAGTTGGGATACCAGTATTTCCAAGTCCTAAATATTTGTTTGTATTATCCCAAAAGAAATTTGTATTGTCTTGACTTAATATCCCACCAGTACCAGCAAATACAACACTACCAGCAGTTAAAGCAGCACTTGATAAGCCAACAGTACCACTAGCGTCTGGAAATTGCACAGTTCTATTTTGAGTAGCATTTGTACCGAACAATTCTACATAATTTGTAGATATAGTACCAGTACCGTATAATCTAACTACCGGAGTTAATAATCTATTAACGCTAGTATCATAAATCATTGTGATAGGATTAGCACTTACACCACTAGAATCAAAATTTAAAGTGCTTCCTGTAATACTTATACCTTTTGTAGTAGTTTTACCATTTGTAGTTACTTGCTCCAAAGTACCAGTAGTACCAGCACCAGCGTCCGCAATTAGCGTCCACGCAGTACCAGTATCCTCGTAAATTGCTCCAGTATCCGTTGAAATAAATACCCTACCCGCAAAACCAAAAGCTGGACGATTAGCAAATATATCGCTAAAAAAAGCTGGAGTGCCTCTTTGGTTTAATATGCTTAAATCTACTCCTAGTGCCATTTTATTATGAGTTTACGTTTAAATATCGTTTTTTTACTACCACTACGTTATTACCAGTAGTGCTAGTACCAAAGCTCACGAAAAATCTTTGTTTTGTGTTTTCACCAGTATTACCGCTTACCTCAAATTGTTGATTAGGTTGCAATGTTATACTTTCAATTTTAACTACGCTAGTGCCATAATTGATAAATACAAATCCGTTACAATTATCGCCACCAACGTATTGACTTACGTCAACTGTATAAAAATCCACCTCGTAATTTAATAAGTTTACATTTACATTGCTCATATTATATAGTATTAGGTACGTTTCCGAATTTTTTTAATTTACCAATAGCAAACTTTACGTTATAATCAGCACTAGCGACAGTAGGGGTATTCATACTAGTATCGGGCGCTACTGCGCTTGTACTTGCATCTACTGGCTTTTTTTTATTTTGATAATACCAGTATATTCCGTAACCTACTAAGGCTAAAAGCCATAAATTTTTACTTTTCATTGTGTTTATTTTATTCTACTGGCTCAATATTCATATTAAATACTGGCTCCATAAGAGTTTTGTTATCGTAGTTAGGTTGCCATACTGTATTAAACATATCCGTTACTGGAGTAAATTCTGCATCTTGTACTGGCTGATCCATTATAGGAGCAACGTAAATAGGTTGCTCGTAAATTGGTTGCGTACTAGTTTGATCTACTTCGCTTTTGCTATATACTGGCGCTTTATACATTTGATCGTCTAATATTGGAGTTACCATAATTGGTTGCTCTAATACTGGCAATGTACTTTTTGGCATATCGTCCACTGGCATAGCAGTTGCAATAGGTTTTTTTCTAGTAAGCCAATACACACCTAGCCCAGCGGCTAATAATAATAATATTGTACTGTCGTTTTTCTTTTCCATATTTATACAATTACGTCCTCTTGATTAACGTATGCTGGTAACCCATATTGAAATGAATCACCATATACTACACTATACATACCGTTTTCGTATCCGGTAACGGTCATACCAGCACCCTCAACGTCGTATGTTTTAATTAAATTATTATTTTTATCAAATAATCTAGTTCCAATCATACTATAAACTTGTTGAGTACCAGTAGGCGCATCTAATTGGTTAATTAAAGGCACACCAGCCGACCTTTTTTTATTATTTTTATTCTTATTTTTAAAAGAACTAAACAATAATAATGCACCAGCTAACAAACCTAATTTTACATATATATTTTTACTTACCATTTTTAAAAGATTTAATTATTGAAGGTAATGCAATGGCTAATACAACGGCACCAATAATATACGGTAAATATTTACGAGTATAATATGTAACTGATCCTTGCTCCTCTATTGCGGCTAATTCTTTCTCGTTTTTAATTTTTTCTAATATATCCCTTAAGTCCGGTACGTCTATTGTAGCTGGATCGTGTTTTACAAAAGTAGGTATAAAATTTTCGTAGTCATAGTAGCTTAAATATATCATATAATATATAATACCGTCCCTTACAATATAACTGTAAATTTTACCAATATAATCACCTTTTTTAAAAGTATTCTTAACAGTTTTTAAAGTACTGTCAAACGCATTTATATTTGCCTTTGCGTACAAATCGTGATCTATTAATTTTGATATATTTACTGTATCCATTTTATTAAAGGTTAAAAAAGTTATTATAACATAATAAGTAAAGAACTTAGTTTAGCTGGACTCATTGCATTTAATTTACGCAAATGATCCACACTAACACCCTTACTCATTAAACTATTTAAAATCATAATTGCTTCATTCTCGTTTACGTCATCAATACCAGCAATACTAGCACCTTGTGCGTCCATAGTTCCAATACCTAACAATTTACTTACGCCTGATATTAACAAGGCTTGTATTTGTGGACTATTTAACATACTACCTAAGGTATTTTGCTCTGGCTCGTCTTCTTCTTCTAATTCGTCCGCATTTAATTTAGTCAATATAGCATTTTGTGTTTCCAATACTCTTTCAAGTACGTTTTCCATTTTATTACTATATCCCATTCCCCCCATTTGTTGCATACCGTAATTAGGTCGTTCCAATTCAGCTGGACGAAAATTTAAACTAGCGTATATTGGTGATTTATCAGTAATAAAGCCGCCTTTCTCCTTTTTAGGGTGGAGCTTAATTATTAATAGATCACTTACGTTATTTTGTTCAATGGCGTTAAGATCGTCCTCTAATTTAGTACGACCAGCTTCCATATCATCATCATTCCACGAAAAAAGTAACTGTTTACGGTTTACCCAAACGGAGTAATACGGACTGGTTGCATTTCTGTCAAACCAGTCCATAGTTCCCCTAGTTCCAGTTACCATTGCTTTTTCAAGAGCCATAGTAGTAGTTTTTAAAAGTTATAGTAAACCCCAAAAGAATAAGCAACACCAGTAGTAGCCAATGCCGTTGGTAAACTAATATAGGATTTTGTCCAGCTAATTGTTAACCCATTAATTGCTGGTAATTCAAATGTATAAGGATCTGGAGTAGCACCAGTAACCATATTATTTAAAGAGATTAAAGGCAAAGTATAAATAAGTTGCAAATCTCCTTGATATAAGGTTAAAAATGATTTTTTCAAATCCGCAGTAGTTACTGGAGTTGATCCAGTTAAACCAGTTGCGGTAATTGATCCAGCAGTGTACACTTGAATAGCAGAAATTTTGGCATTTCTAAGGTTAGGTTGATCATTAAATTGAAATCTGGTCAATGTGCTACCCGAAGCAACTGGGACTTCTATATATTCAAATCTTTCAATGCGTATCATATTATTTATTAATAAAATTAAAAATAGGGGGATTTAACCGTCCCCCAGCGGTAGCGTTTAGACTTCGCAAAAGTATTATTTAACTGAAGTACAGTTTTGAGCTAAGATACCGTACCATAATGTAGCTACGTATGTGTTAGCGTCAACAGTAGATGGAGCAGCTGGTAAAATGATACTAGCGTTAATGTTACTAGCACCGTTCAACACGATATTAGGCTCACAAACTTGTAATGCGAATTGATCCATAGTAACTTGATCAATAGCATATTGTGCTGGAGCAGTTGCAGTCGCAGCGTTAAAGTTTGTGTTTTGTTGTGTTTGTGGAATGTCTAAATGTTGTAACAAAGACCATTTTGGTAACACGTTTTGGTTATTTACTTGAATGTTAAAATAACCGTTATACACGTTATATAACTGTGCGGCTCCAGTAGGGAACGCCGTTAAGTTAGGATAAGTGTAGTTTTTAGCAGATCCGCTAGTGCTTGCACCAGACGTCAATAAAAATTGTACGCTAGATACAATAAACAAATCTTGTAAAGCAAGACGTTGTTCACGTACGGTTGGAGTTCCGTTTTGATTATCGTTAATCAATACTGGAACGTGGTAAGCAGCTGAAGTAGTTGTCAACAAAACCTCGCTACGTAAATAAGACGGAGTTAAGACAGCGTGAGATGCGTCATATCCTAATTGGTTGATTAAGTTTTTTGCGTTTTCAAAAACTAATCTATTGCCCATTTGAGTTGCCATTGTTTTTTATATTTATTTCGTTATTTAATAAAAGTGAAAATAGTTAATTAACACGCTTCCATTATAGCTGCATTTTTAATGCCAGCAATGTAAGTACCAGCGCTTGCGCCTTGATACCCAGCAATGTTACGAACTGGTTTATTAGAGTAGTAGTTTGCACCCATACCGCTAATTAATCCAGTAGTTTTTACTAAATTCAAACCACCTACTGCGATCATACCAGCGCCTAATTTAGCACCAACATCACCTTTAAGTAAGCTAGGGGTTAACATACCCAATGCGATAGGTACCGCACCAGCTATTAAACCTTGAGTAGTCGAAGTTTGGCTTGTAGTCATAGGACTAACAAACTTTTGCACAATTACTTGTGCTAAGATAGCACCACCAGCGATATAAGCCGCTGAAGCTACTGTTCCGCCAATACCAGACATTCTGCGACGTCTGCTAGTTTTGCGGCTTTTTTTTGCGCTAGATTTTCTTCTTGCCATTTTGATTGTTTTTTGTTTATGAAAAAATTGTTATTAATTATATTTTAATTTTTGGAGTTGTATTTCTCAAAGTCATAATCTTTTTTTCTAAATCTTCTATATTATATGATTGAAAAACTATACCACCACCATATTGTTTGTTATCAAACTTTCTACCACCTAATTTTTTTGCTTTTTTTAAAGCATAATCATATTTTTTACTAAAAGGTATAAAAGCGTTTTCTTCACTATTTAAAAATTCTGGATAATGAACTACATATCTAGGATTTCCATAATAGTCATTTGTTATTCTAGTAAATCTAATTGGATAATTATCCATACCTGACATTACGCGAATATTAACGTTATGGCTTTTTGTATCTTTGTGCATTGTAGTTGCAGACTTTTTAACTGCACCTATTTTTTTTCTTTTATAAATTACGTCCGTAATTTTTCCTTTACGAACTGTTTTTACATATTTACCTACTGCTTTTTTAGTTGCAGTTTTTCTAATTGCTTTCTTTTTAATAACTTTTTTAGCTACTTTCTTTTTTCCTACTGGACTTTTGCCTTTATGCTTACTAGCATAAATTGCAGACGCTTGCGCTACTGCCTTTTTCCATTCCATTTTAGGACTTTTTCTTCTAATGGACTGTGCTTCCTTTATAATTTGTTGTAAAGCCGTCATTTTCTTATATATTTAATTAATAAAATTGCTCCTATTCCGATTGCACCGTATAATACCCAATTAGTTTTACCAGTACCACTTGAAAATAAATTAGTTACATTTTGTAAAGGACTAGCATTATAATTTAATTCACTTTGAGTAAACATAGCTAAGTCTAAATTCCTATTCATATTGTTAGGATTGTTAAAAGAGGACTTAACAGTATTTAAAAATCTATTCCAATATATTTTAGTACCATTATCAAGTTGTTTATAATCTTCTGCATAAGTAGTTTTATACCATAGCAACCATTCAGCGGCATTTACGTCCACCGCCTTAACATTAATTTTTTGACTTTCTGCAATTACACTTAATAATCTTTGTTTAGCATTTAAAGTAACTAATTGTGGTTTTGCATTTTTAATAAAATCGCGCGCGTCTGCTGCTGGACGTGCGGTTAAGCCACTAGCCCACCTTAAAACGATTGGAGCAACTGCAAGTATCGCGTCAATAGGTATTGTAATCGGAGCCGCAGCGCCACCAGTTGCAAGGGTAGCCGCAAAACCAATATTATTTTTATAACCTATATATTCCGCTTGTTGCATTATTATTTTTTCTTTAATAAAAAGTAAGCAGCTAAACCAGCACCAGCAATTAACAAAACAGTATTTGTACTAATTCCAGTTGATACTTGTTTAGGTTCTAAATTTGACATTGTTGAACTAGGTGGATTATCATAAAAAGTACCACCACCGCCACCACTACCACCACCAGTAGGTAGTGCTTTTAAAATATCAGGCGCACCGGTAACTAATACTTCCCACCAGTTACGACTTTCGCCCATTGTACTATTTTCATTACTATTATCTAATTGAATACCACTCATTGCTACTAGTGCCATATTTTTTATTTTTTTATCTTTATAAAAATAAGGTTGCTTTTTTTCATCAAATTGATCCAATACTGGATCAATCCAAAATTCTTCTCCATTTTCGTTTACAACTGCAAAAACGTGTTGCGGTGTATTATCAAATGGATCATAAGAAGCAAACCTATAATAAACGTCAAACTTTTTTCCAGTATTTCTACGATACGCGTCCATAATTCCATTTGCAAATGTTGCATAACCTTTGCAATCAATTCCCACAATATTTGAAGCTAGTAAGGCGCTAGGTGATCTTAATATTTGCATTTCCTCTGGCTCAATATTATATCTAAATTCGTCCTTTAAAAACTTCCAAACATTATATGCCGTTTCCTCTACATTGCCACCGTCAAAATACCTAAAAATCTTGTCATACTCATTTGAGTACTTATAATGGTTTCTAATCAAAGCGTCGATTATATCGACTGTATCTTGATTAGCTACCAATGTTTCCTTTTTACCTAAAAATGGACTAACCTTTCCTATTAATATATTTCTATTAACCATTAACAGTAGGATAACCAAAATTTAAGGGTAAAGTAATATAGTCAATTACAATCGTTCCTCTAAACGTATAATTAAATTTAGTACTCTTATATTTTTGAATTAAACCACTTACACCGGAAAAACTTAGTGTTACTGGTATATTTAACAAACTACTTCCAGTTTGCAAAACAGTAGGGGTAATTCCTAACACGTTACCGACCTCGATACCGTCAACTGTTAATACACCTCTTATTCCTTGAATTTCTGCGGTTATTGGAGTTGGGTTATTTACTTGCACTACTAAATTAACAGTAGGATCAAGCAAAGACATTCGGCTAAAATCTAAATCTTTAAAAAATACTGAAAATGTTTTACTAAAAACATATTTCTGGTATAAGATATAGCCGATAAATAAAGCTGGTAAGATCCACAACTTTTTACCCATAATGATTGAATTGCCATAAAATTACGTCTTTTTATTCAAAAAACGCATTTTTTACAACTATTTTAAAAATGTGGATAAAAATAGGGGGAAATGTGCAATGTTATGACTATAAAACTTTATTTTTGGCCTACTATGGTAGGCAAAAATAAAGTTCACATACCCCTAAAAACTACCATTTAATTAACTTTTTTCACCTTTAATTTAGATATATTTAAAAATATATTTGGTAGTATGCGAAAAAGTTATAATTTAGCACTTGATACTATTTTACTGACATAAAATAAACCCAATGCAAAAAAACCTATCCAGCGAAACCGCTGTGTTGCTTGAAATCAAGCGACTGATCAATAAACGTGAATATTTACGTTTATTATCTTCATTAACAAATTATAGCGATTGCGCTTTAATTTTTTCCGCCTCGCATCATTTTCAAGGTGCCACATTTCAAAGAATTACACAAGACGAAATGCCTTTTAATTTAGCAAATGAATTTAAAATGTTAATTGAGGACGCAATCGCCGATTATAATAGCGATATTGCTGCTTTAAACGAACACTTAAAAAATATTTAAAATGAATAGCAAAACAAAACGATTTATATTTATTACACTAGGCTTAGGAGCATTTTTAATATATGCCTCTAAAATTTTTGGTAATAATTCTAGTACTGGTAAAAATATAGTTATAGGGGATAGCCACGCAGTTATGATTGCATCAAAATTAAAAAATGCAACTGCGCCTACTGAATTGGCACGTAGCGGCTGGAACGTGTCAAGCGTAATAAATGCCTTAAATAGTTATCCAGTAAGTACGGACGTGTCAAAAGTATTTTTGTCAATAGGCACAAATAGTGGCTATAATAAAAACGATAATATTGAAAGTTTAGTAAGTAAAATTTATGCTAAGTTTCCCAATGCTAGATTATATGTATTTAAAGGATCGTACGGTTGGAGTGGTCGATACGAAAACGCAAACGCCGCAAATGATTTAGTACCGTATTATCAGCGCTTTAGCTATCTAAATGCCACCGTATTAAATAATGGCTTAGGATACTTTGCAACGGACGCAAAGGCGCATAGTACAAGTAGTACACAAGCGCAAAATATTATTAACGAAATTAATAACTTAACAAAATGACAAAAATATATTATGATAATTATTTAATATTTCAAGTTGCTGGTCAATATATTGTGGAAATGGATAACTCATACCACGCTAGCTTGACTTCTGCAAAATGCCACATTGACTTTTTAACTAGATAAAATATAAACTATGAACTTTGCACTTACAAACGCTTTCCCAGCAACCCCAATGCAAGACAAATTTGGACAAATTGTTTATCCTATGGCTGGACTATCTAAATTAGAATACCACGCCCTAGAACTTTATAAAACTTATTGTACTATTGCTGGTGATCACTTAGGCGAATTAGAAGCCAATAAGATAATGGAAACCGCAATACACGACGCCCTAGAATTATTGCAATTATTAGAGGAAAAAACTAAAAACTTACAAAATGAAAAAAGCAATCCTTTGGTTAGTATTTAACCGCAATGGTCAAACCGTATTAATATTACTAGCTGCTTTATACGTAGCTGGACTACTTCAAAAAGATATTCCCCAATTTAGATAATGGATCAAAATACTGACAATAAACTATCCATTAACGAATTACTTGAGAAGCGAAAATATAACCCAGACTACATACCTAATAAAGAAAATATTGTTTTTACAATAGGAAATAAGCACGTTGGCAGCTTGCAAAACTTTATTACGTTGTCTGGACTTCCTAAGGCTGGTAAAAGTACATTTGTTGCTGGTGCGATTGCTAGTGCTTTCGTGCCTTATGACGTATTTAGTATGAAAATACATTTGCCTAATACACGTAGGAAAATATGCTATTTTGATACTGAAAGTAGCGACTATGACTTTTTTAGGCAAATTAATAAGATAAAAGGATTTTGTGAGCAAACTAATCTACCAAACTGGTTTAATGCTTATCAAGTACGCGAGGACGGTAGCGGCTTAATACGCAAAATGATTGAAGCCTACCTAATTGCAAATGAGGATTGCAGCGTTATTGTAATTGACGGTTTATTAGATTTATTAGTAAACTATAATGACGAACGCGAAAGTAGCCTAGTAACTAAGTGGCTTAAAAAGATAACTAAAATATACAACGTGTTATTAATAACAGTATTACATCAGTCTAAAAGCAATTTGTCCACTACTGGACACATAGGATCGGCAAGTGATCGTTTTGCTCAATCAACGCTTGACATAGTAAAAGAGAAAGAAAAAAATTGCTACATATTAGCTAGTCGCTTTATGAGGTCGGACGCTGATTTTGAGCCAATAACATTAATGAATTACAACGGAGTATTTCAGCAAGTCGAAACCGACAATAAAATAGAGAAAGGAAAAAAAGCAAGTGATCTGGACGATATTGAAAGTAAAAGATTATGCACTCAAATAGTTACTAGTCCTATAAACTATAATGAAATGCTAGACGAAATAATTGAGAGAACGGCAACTAGTAAAAACTACGCAAAAAATTTAATTAAAGTTTGGATAACTAAAAGCTGGATATTAAAAGATAATAATAATAAATATTTTACACGCTAACTTTTTTAACCTTTATGAAAGTATGTAAATTTATAAAACTGTATTTAATTATATTTCCAATAGCAGTATTAGTTGGATTGTGGGCGGTATTTTGCACAGTATTGGATCATATTATTGAGGAGTATAAAATAAAATAACTAGTGGTTAGTAATGTCAGTAAAAAAAGCAGCCAACCTTTTTAGGGGTTGGCTACTTACTGACAAATAAACCCATGATAGGTTAACTTTTTTCAATACAAATATATAAAAAAATGACAAACAAACACCGAATTTATTTAATTATTCAGCAACGTAGGGCGGTATCTTTGCAAGACCTTTACGATATTACCCAGCTGGATCGTATGCAAGTATTAAAAGCAGTATCATTTTTAGCTATTAAGCGCAAAATAAAGGCTTTTAAGGACAATAACGGTAGGTATTTCCGTATAAACGACAAACCCCTTTAAAATGGCTAAAAAACTGTTTACGGCTATTGTATTTATGCAAGACAATACCCCCATACGTAAATACCGTAATATATCTAATATTAATAGCTTTTATAACTTTTGTGTAAGTATTAATGCAGCCTATTTTAACTTGTATGATAAAAGTACTAAATTGTTCGTATATCGTATGTACATAAAAAAAGGAGCGTAGAAACGCTCCCTTACTTACAAAACCCTATATGCAACAACTATGAAAAAAACATTGTTATTTCTTGCGCGCGTCTATTAACTAGACCGTTATTAACAACACCCCCCGCCATTTTCCACGATTTCCACGCTGCTTCTATTTCAGCTCTAGGCGCATTTGCGTTAATTTTTTTAAGTAAAGTACTATTTTTAAATGCTGTATCACCTACATTATACACAAATGCTGCCAATGCCGTACGCTGGTTAGCGTTTAATGGCACTTTTACGTAAAGGTTTATAGTATTCATATTTTTAGCGGCTTCGGCTAATAACCAACGCTTTGCAGTTGGTTTATCAACGATTGTGTCTTTTGTTACTGGAGTATTATTATCCCAATCAAAGCCACTACCATAACCTACCGACCATTGAGCATAATCCCAATACGATTTAGCGTAAAAACTTTCTAATTTAGCTATAAAAGTAAATACCTGCTCACTAGTTCCCTTAAATGCTTCCATAATCTTATTTTTATTGAATAAAATTGCTATTACTGCTAGTACACCAGCGCCAATAGCAACAAATCCAATTTTACCCATTCTCATATTATTTGCTGTCTTGTGCGGCTGCACCAGTTAAAAATGTAAATACGCTACCTACTATTTGTCCAATAGTTTGTAAAGTACCAGTAGTCGCAGTTGCGAAATATGCTCCAATGGCTGCTAATAAGCCAAAAATTGTAGTTTTAGGATTTTTCATCTTTTTGTTTTTTAATTTTTTTAATATTATAGTAAATAGTGCTAATTGAAGCGATACCACTAATTGCCATAAATAACACACTGGCTATATCATTAATTTGGTTAATGCTTAATACATAGGCTCCTATGCTTAAAAGTGAGCCAGATATGCTATTATGATCTAAGTTATTACTCATTCTCTTTAAATAGTATTTTTTCTGCAATATGGTTAAAAGCATTGCTCATTTCCACAGCTGCATCAATGTTTTCAAATATTCCACGCTTAATTGATATGTCAATTAATGCTTTAATCATTTGAATTGCTTTCTCGTCAGTCATAGTTGTATGTTTTAAAGGTTAAAAAAGTTATACTAAGGTTAAGTTTAATTGAGTAGCACCCCAGCTATACGCATAAGCGTTACTATCTAGACTTGTTGAATAAGTTGTATAATCAGCGCCATCCATTGTTAAATTGCCATCTGCTAATTGTAATTGACTAGCTGAAAATAATTGATAATAAAAAGTAACACTTGTACTTAAATTATCATTAATACTTACCATATTGTAAACAGTAGCTTGTACCATTTGTCCATTGTACCATATTGATACTGGTTGAATTTCTTTCATATTTTATTTTTATGTACTAATTAATTGAAAAACATATCTAATATTTTGAGATATTCCAGAAGTTTGTGTTACTTGTAAACTATTACCGCTTAATGTTAAAAGTAAATTTGTACCATTAGTTTGTTGTAAAATTCTTGCCGTAGCTGAATCAAAACAAATTATTGCGTATGCGCTATAATTAACAGGAGCACCAATACCGTTTAATAAATCTACATAAAATGTATATAAACCATAAGTTGTTATAGTATATAATGTTGTAGCAGTAGCAGTAGGAACTGAAACAGTACCATTATTTGTAAAAGAAGCTAAATTTTTAACAGTTCCATTAACTTGCAATTTTTGACCAGCATCAGTAGTAGTACCAATTAAAACATTTCCAGTATTAGCAATATTAAAAAAAGCTGTTCCAGATAATGGATTTGAATCAACAGCACTAGCACCATAAATACTAAACGTACCAAAAACTGCATAGTTAGCAGTTATTGCCCAAGCTCTACGACTTGCATTACTTGAAAATCCATCATCATCTCTAAGCCAAAATGCTTTTTGTCCACCTACGGCAACACTACCTGCAACTGTAAGTAATTGTGTTGGACTACTTGTTCCAATACCAAAATTTCCACTTGGCAAAATTGTTG